CTTTTTTAACTCAGGAGATTACTCTGCGGCTACTGATAGTCTAAGCCTAGCTTTTACTAAAAGTGCCATGGATTATGTTTTGAAAACTAAATTCTAGTATCTCCCTGAGTGGTATAAAGAGGCTTGTAGAGCTAACCTTTATGAATAATTTCTTCATTACCCAGAATCCTGTGGTTTGGAGAATGCCTGGCAAACAAATGGTCAGTTAATGGGATCAGTCCTTTCTTTTCCTTATCTTTGTGCAGCGAATCTTATTTGTTTTATGCGTGCTGTAACTAGAGTATGTGGTCTCAGGAATTTACCTGTTCCATCTGTAAAAGATCTTCCAGTTTTAATTAATGGAGATGATATACTCTTTATTTCCGATTAGACTCTTTATAAAGTTTGGCTGGAGGAAATTACCCTTGTTGGTTTTGTATTATCACCTGGAAAGAACTTAAATTCTGACCAGTATTTTACGATCAACACCTCACTTTATAAGACCGATATCTTGACAAATAAGACTTTTGAGAATAGAGTTGTGACTCTTGAAAATGTACAGTTCTAACATATCCCTTTTCTCAATTTAGGATATGTTCTTGGATCGACTCTGTCGTAACCGAAAGACATGCGAAATCTTGTGACCCCTGTGGAATCATGGAATTAATTCCGTCAAGATCTTAAATGTTTAAAATTGGATGAGTATGAAGAGTACTTCTGGTCGAGATTCAAGTTTTATAATAAACCTGATCTTAATCGTTTAACCCTTAATGGATTGTTTAATCTCCATATCCATCCGTCTTTCGGAGGCCTAGGTTTCCATACCTCCCAAAAAATTGATACCACAATTGATACCATTACCCTAGGATAGTTGTCTTTAGCCCTTCATTGTTGGAGGAATTTTCTGAATTAAATCACTATCTAGGAAGAGCACGGTGAAAGTGCTTAGAAGCCAATCATCTCCGGTGTTTATACACCAATTGAAAATGACCAGTTGTTTCCAAAGACTGGTGCTATTATGCCTCGAATAGAAACTTAAATGGGGCTATCTGTTCAACCAAAGTTGAGTTTGGAGGAGAAACTTGGGATAATCTATGAGTACCTGAACTTTGTTAGCTTGGATTATTAATAAGATCCTAGCGAATATATGGATAATATGTACTTAGATAGATTATAGACTTAAAAATTGTTGGATGAGGTTCTTTAAGAAGTTAAGGACCCACATCTACCATATCTTTTGAGTAAAATTCAACTTAGCGGTAGAGGGAAACTTCATTTTTATGATAATCCAGAAACGAAACCTATCGCAGATCAAATCTGTTTGACCGCACCTGTGAAAACAGCTGCTCCCAGGATAAAACCCAAGAGGGGTGTAATCACCTTTAATCTTAGAAGGATGAATACTACAGTCTACAGATTTGATGAACTAATTGTTAATAACATGAGGAAGTTTATTAAACTCAAGCCAAAGTCAAAACTTGAATAATTAAATTATTTGAGAAGAATCACCTCATGCGCTGATGTACAGGATTTTACAAAAAATGTTTTTTGGAACATTAAGCATTGTCCTTCCTATTCTCATGTGGAAATCAATCCAAGTTATATCAGGGTCAAAAATACAGATGAAAATTCTTATTTATGGGCTCTTAATAATTTGGATCAAACTATTTTCATACGCCCAACCGTGCAAACGGTTGAGCAAGATTCATTGGTTGATGACCAATAAGAATAGGAAGTTGACTACTAGGAACCTACCCGTACGTAGGATTAACAATTAGAATTAGAGGAACAGAGCTTTGAACAGGAAGAGCCAGACTAATTAGTCGAAGAACCTTGGGACGAAATCCTTCGGTTCCTTGAGTAATTAGTCTGAGGCTCTCAGGAGATGGGCGCTCACACTCAAGAACCCTTTTGATCCCAAAGCTCAGGGGGTCAAAATACCGGATCCATATTCATATCCGACTTCGTCTTTTAAAGCGGAGGGAACTATTACACTGTCTTCTGACTCAAATGGAGTATGCTCCATAGTGCTTATTCCTCACCCGTATCTTTCCATGATGAATATGGTGAAAAATGCAAACTTAATTACATCCATGACTCGATATTTAGGTGGAGGTGCTAATCTTAAGCCCTTCTATACCGCCGTACCGAGGGAAGTGTTGTCTGATAAGTTATCGAACTATCGGACTGTTGGAGTTGGTTATGAAATTAG